CGCCGGGCTTCCATGATCGCAGCCAGTCGGGCCTCTTCCATCTTCTTCGGGAGCTGACGGGCGAGGGCCTCGGCGCTGGCCCCGAACATCGTGGTCCCGTCGGCGAGGGTCAGGGCCATGCCGTTGGGGAGGGTGCGAACCTGCTCCATGATCTCGGTGATCGGCTGCACCATGTACTCAGGCAGGGTCTCGGTGAAGGTCTTCAGCAGGAAGGTGACCTCTTCGGTCTCGTGCGCGAAGCTCTCCCGCCACGCCTCGAGAGCCTCTTCGCTGGCGAGCGACAGGCTGCCCATCCCGCTTTCGAGGTTCCGGATGTAGTACAACGCCTCGTCCGAGGACATCCCCGTCCGATCGGCCACCTCAACGATCTGTTCCGAGAGCTGCTCGAGGGTCATGCCGAGCTCCTCCGCGACCCCGCTAAGGGTATCGAAGGTCATCGTCCAGCTCACGACCGGCGAGTTCGCCCGGCGAGCCACCTCGGCCACCGCCAGCATCTCGGCGCGAGTGAACTGCCCGCCCCGGTGCGCCTCGAGCGCCATCTGGTTGAAGCCGTCGACGATCTCGCCGATGAATGGGATCGCAGCCACCGCAGCGACCTTGATCCCCATCATCGCCAGCGCCGCGCCCTTCGCCGAGGACGCGAACGCGATCATCGCCTTGGTGAGCTGGACCGAGATCAGCAGAATCAGGGCGGGCAGGATGTACTCGATGTTCTCAAGCCAGATCTCGACCAGCGGCATCATCATGCTCAGGACGTCGCCAATCGACTCCGCGAGCTCGGTCATGGCTCGGGCCGTCTGGGCCGTGAACCGCGTGACCTTCTCGGTCGACAGGAAGTTCGCCATCGCCAGCGTCCCAGCCGAGATGACATCGAAGAACGGCTTGAACGCCGAGCTGATGAGAATCGTGACGCTGTCCTTGACCGTCGACATCGCGCCCTCGAAGGTCTGGGACTGGGCGGCCATCATTCCGCCCATGTTCCCTTCCTCGATCGCGGTGGTGATCGCCTTGATCGCGGTCTCGGCATCGATCTTGCCCTGCTCGGCCATGAGCTTCGCCTGCTGCACGGTCAGCCCCATCGAGTCGGCGAGCATCTTCCACGCCGGGATACCGATCGAGGCGAGCTGCATCATGTCCTGCCCAGTCACCCGGCCCGCGGCCCGCATCTGGCCGAGGGCGTAGACCACTCGGAAGACGGCGTCTTCGCCGGCACCGAGGGCCGCGACCGCATCGCCGGCGGCGGTCAGCAGCGGGATGACCTCCTTCGCCTCGAAGCCCATCGCCATGATGAGGTTCGCGCTCTTCTGGAGACCCTCGAACTGGAACGGCGTGGCCTTGCTGAAGTCGAGCAGCTCGTCGATGAACTTCTCGGCCTTCTGGGCCGAGCCCAACATCGTCGTGAACCCGATGCGGGCCTGCTCCATCTTCGCGTTGAACCCGATCGCCATATCCCCGAGCATGGCGAGGCCCTGCTGCATCTTCTGGAAGATCTGCTGGCCGAGTCCTTGGAAGACACCGGTGATTGCGTTGCCGAGGAAGCCCATCGACTTGTTCGCGCTCTCGGCGTTGCGGGTCATCCCTTCGAGGGAACGACCAACCGACTGGATCTCACGCGTGGCGAGATCCTTCGCGACCATATCGATGCCGACTTCTTCTCGACGGGCCAACGCTCACTCCTTCGATCGCCACTTGGCCCGGACGTCGAAGAAGAGCTGGGCCCGCTCCACAAACCAGTGGGGCGTAGCCTGCAGCTCGTCATACGTCCAGCCCATGGTCTCGCACAGGATCACGTCCCTGACCCAGTCAGGGACCGCCGCGAACTCGCCCTCTAGGGCAGCAGTGAGCTCGCGGCGAAGTCTTCCCCCTTGGTCTCACCGTTCGCCTCCGCCGGGTCAGCAGCATCCGACAGGTTCTCGTCGTCGGCCCCAACCAGCTTCGACAGCTCGTTGAGCAGCTCGGGACGGAGGCCATCGAGCAGGGCGTCGGCGTTCTGGCGGTCCCAGATCACCGGCTTGCCGTTCTCGTCGAACAGGGTCCAGTCGACGATGCCCTCGATGACCCTGATCCGGGCCGACCGGCCGACGTCAAACTTGAAGTCCTCGACCCGACCCCGGCGGTCCATCTTCACCGAGGTCGCCTCGGACGTCATGCGCGTGACCGCCGAGTGCGGCAGCCGCTTCCAGAAGATGATCTGCTCGCCCTCGGCGAGACCCTCGGTGAAGATCCCGATGTCGTCTCGACGACGGACCTCTGCCGAGCGGAATGTTCCTGATCCCATTGATCCGGCTCCTTGTGGTGGCCCCCGAGGCATGGAGAAACCCCCTCTCTCGGGCGGGGGGACGGCCCGAGAGAGGGGGGTATAGAACGGGACCGGTCAGCAGCTAGCCGACGAAGGTCGCGTAGTCGACGGTGCTCTTCAACCGCGCCACGGCGAGGCTGGCATCGCTCGAGTTGTACAGGGCCTTGCCCTTGACGTTGATCGAGGGCAGGTCACTGTCGGTGTCCTCGACCGCTTCCTCGAACATGACCGTGCCGAGCTTGATCTCAAACTCGGGGTTGGACGATCCACCGATGGTCGTCGACAGATCCTTCCACAGGATCGTGAGCGCGTCCGTGGTGTTGTTCTTGAAGTCGTTGTACTCGTCGAGCGAGTCGAAGTCGAGGGTCAGGTCCCACTCGACCATCCGCGTCCCGATCGACACCTTGGTGATGTCCTGCGAGTTGCTGATGGTGTGGAACGGCTTCCGGTTGCGGGTGATCGTGATCGACCCCTTCAGCAGGTCGGCGTAGGTGAGGGCCACGCCCTCGAAGCTGACCTGCCCCGACCAGACCGGGATCGGTCGGGTCGTGCTGAAGCTGAAGCTCGGGGCCCCAATCGTGGTCCGGGCCTTCCCGACACCAGCGAGGGTGTAGGAGAGCTGGCCCTGAATGTCGAAGTTGATCGTCATCCGGTCGACGTTCGCATTGAGGACTTGGAAGCCCTGCACCGAACGCCGCGGCTGATCGAACTGGAGCGACAGGGACGCTGGGTCCACGCCGAGCTTGAAGGTGTTGTCCCGGATCGTGTCCACGATCGACGACGTCGCCAGCGCGAACGCGCTGTCCAGCCAGAGACCGAACGTATCGTGGTAGATGTACGACTCGTCGACCGACCACTCCTCCCAGCGGATGCCGGTCATCGTCGAGAAGTTGACGTCCTGCCCGTTCCGTCCCTCCTCGGGCGACATGTTCTTCTGCTTGTGGACCGACTTGAACCCGGCGGCCATCGAGGCCAGCGAGCCGGCAAGAGTCCCGTGGGTGACCGACTCGCGGCCGACCTTGACGCCGATGGACATCAGTCATCGTCTCCTGTGTTGTCGCCCGAGTCGTCCTCGAGCTGGTCCGGTTCCGATGGCTCGGCGTCATCCGCCGGTGCAGACTCCTCGACCGGGGGCTTGAGGGCAGCCAGCTCGGCCGCCACTGCCTCGTGGTCGCAGGACTTCTTCGGAGCGTACAGCCCCGAGTCGATCAGTCGCTCCGCCTCGCCCGGCTCCACGTCGTGGAGATCCGAGGTCGGGACGCCGATGATGTAGTGCTCCCCGTCGCCGATGTACTCGAGACAGCCGGGCTTGGTGGGAGCCTTGGGCTTCGCCATGGATTCCTCCTAGGTCGCCTGAATGGTGACTTCGATCCAGCCGGTGAACCGGATCTCGCAGTAGTGGACGACCATGTCTCCGAGGGCCACCGGAGCCCCGTCAGCCGGGAGGGTGACGTCGCATGGATCATGATCCTGCATGGTCCCGCTGAGGGACCGCTTGGCGTCGATCGCGTCCATGACCGCCTCGATCAAGTCGCGGAAGATCACGTCGGTCGTGCCCTCGTTGATCGTGAGGTGGCCGCGGACCAGCCACGTCGACTCGCGCATGACCTTGGTCGACATCGCGGCGATGTTCCGCGGCTTCCGCTCCTCGGCGATGAACTGGACCGTCCATGCCCGAACGTGCGGGCCAATCGGCGCGATGTCTGCGGTCAGGGTCTTCACGAACCCCGCCCAGTCCTTCATCGGGTACGGCTGATGGTCGAGGACGACCCCCACGTTGGTGACCGCTCCGACGATGGCCGCGAGCGCAGCAGCTTGGTTCGAGATGATGCTCACTGGATGGCCTCGATGACTTGGGAGATGCCCCGCTGCATCAGCACGGTGACTCTCGGCTGGGCCTTGTCAGCCGCCCGGCGGACGTACTCGTTCGGCCGGGTGCCCCGGATCGCGATGGCATGGGCGATGGCGAACGCCGCCCGACGGTTCTCCGGCGAGCCCATGACGTAGCCGAGGACTCGCGACGCCCAGTAGGCGATGGCGTCGATCGGCGGGAAGTGCGGAGCCGTGCCGCTCACCACGAACCCGGCGTACAGGGACGGCGAGCCGACCGGCCCGACGAACCCCGTCGTGCCCAACGGAGACAGGATGAGCTGGGTCGACTGACGAAGCAGGGCGGTGGCCCCCACCGGGGTCGCGTTGACGAGCTCGTACTGGACGTACGGCGCAGCCTGCGCGATCGCGTGGCGCTGCATGGTCGCCACCATGGCCGGCTTCTTCAGCTCGTTGCGGATCGCCAGCGGCAGCGCCCCCATGTGGATGGTGACCTCGAGGACCGCTCGGCTCACCGGGTAGCCCGGCGATGGAACAGCCAGTCGCTCCGGCCCGAGGGCACGAAGTCCCAGTTCGCAATATGGCTGGCCGGTCGTGGGCCGGCGGCCCCGGAGACTCCGCCTCGCGGACCTTCGCCCGCGACTCCGAGGCCGACGGCTTCTCGGTAGCGGTCCTCGTATCGCTTGGCGATGTCGCGCCACTCCTGCGGCTTGGACCGGTAGGAGGTGACCTCGCTGTTCAGGATCGGGTCAGTGGCCTGCGCGTACTTGCCGGCGATGGCATCCGCGCTGATCGAGGCGGTGAGATCCCCGACGGCATAGAAGTGCCGGTCAGGGACGGTCGTGTTGATGGCCGCGGCGGCGACCACCGAGCTCGCGGTGAACGAGACCCGGAAGAGCTGGAGGTTGGCCGGCTGGTCGTACAGCCAGAGGATCTTCTCGGTCCCATCGGTCTGGAGATAGACCCGCACCCGGCGGTCATCGATGAGGGATGGCGGCTGCTCGCTGATCGGGTACTCGATCGAGCGCATCGAGCTGAACCCAACCTCCCAGCCGGTCGGCATCGGGGACAGCATCGTTCCATCGGCCGTGACGTCCTTCACCACTGACCGGGGAACGTCGATGCTGTAGCGACGCTCGGCCACCCGGAGGAACGCGGTGACCTCGGTGTCGGTCAGGAGCTGCTCGGTGGCGGTGTCTCCCAGATCGCGCAGGACTCGCCAGACATAGGTGACGGCGTCAGCTTCGGTGAAGGTTGCCACTCATCTCGCTCCTGTTGATCCGCGATCACGGGCTCCGGAAGATCCGATGCCCCTCGTGGTGTTGCCGACTCGGACGCGGGCTCCCGACGACCCGGCCAGCCGGACAACCGCGTCACCCCGGCCTCGACCTTGGTCGCTCAGTCGGCCCGTCGCCAGACTGATGCCATCGCTGGCCCCATGCAGATGAAGGAACAATCGCATGGCGGCGAGGGCCTGTGTCTGCCCATCGCTCGTGCCATGCAGCGGAAGCTGGCTGCGGATGAACCCGGCACTGCTCCCGACGCCG